GGCGAGTGGGTTTACTACACCAAAAAGGGCCGCACTTTCTCAAAACCAATTACAGTATTCAACCAAACCTATAAACCATGTCAAACGAAAAACTAACGCACTGGAAGCAGCTAAAAAATCCCGATTATATCGGTGCATATGCGCTCCAACCCGGTGAGGAAATGATCCTTACCATCAAATCATCAGGAGTAGAACAAGTAGCCAACACCGATGGCAAGAAACAGGACTGCCTGGTCATCCATTTCATGGAAGCGGTCAAGCCGATGATCCTGAACAGCACCAACGCCAAGGTTATCTCCAAGGTTCACCAAACCCCATACATGGAGCAATGGGTGGGCAAGCAGATTCAAATCTATGCCAGGCGAATCCGTGCCTTTGGGGAAGATGTCGATGCCTTGCGGATCCGTGACTTCGCACCCAAAACCAAGACCATCGACCCGACCAACGCCATTGCAGCCATCAAGGCCTGCACTAGCTTGGACCAGCTCAAGAAGCTTTACACATCCCTTACCAAGGATGAGCAAGGTCACCCCGATGTCATCAAGGCAAAGGATAGCAAGAAGGGAGGTCTGGCATGATACACCACCTCCAAATCGAAATCGATAATGGCAGCCGCCTTCTAGATGCCTTGGTTGACATCAGCTACAAATGGTACGGTGAATCCGAGTTCGCATCTGGTCATTCGGACTATGGTTGGACTTGCCTATCGCTAACCGAAGTTACCGAAGATGGCACCTTGATAAAGCACAATATTTCAGATTACGAATCCCACATCGAAGAAATCGTTTCACAGCTATGATCATACACAACTGCACCCAAGGTAGCCACGAATGGCACCAACTAAGACTTGGAAAGATAACCGGGTCAAGACTTAAGAAAATGATGGCTAAGGACAACCTAGCCCTAATCGATGAACTTATCGCCGAGGAACAAGTCGGCATACCCGATGATGATGAATTCATGTCTGATGAAATGCAACGCGGTATCGACATGGAACCGCTGGCTATCCAGGAGTATTCCAACATTACCGGTCATGAGGTAGAACATCCCTGCTTGATTCAATCAGAAGATTGGGACATACTATGCCAGTCGCCCGATGGCTATGTCGGAACGGAAGGAGCTGTCGAAATCAAATGCCCCAAGACTAAGACCCACATCAAATACATTCGAATGGGCAAGATTCCAAACGAATACAAGGAGCAGGTATGGTCTTACTTTTTGGTCAATCCTGATCTTAAATGGCTGGATTTCGTGAGCTACGACCCAAGGCTTGCGGTGAAACCGATATGGATTCTCCGCATAAACCGTGAGGATATTGCCGAGGAACTCGATGCGGCCAAAGTCGAACTCATCAAATTCATTATTAAACTTGAAAAGTATAAATCCGAAATCTTCTTCTAATATGACAACATACGAAACATTCTTAAATAATAAGCAAAAATCCATAGTTTTAAGTGGATTTGATATACATGAATCTGAATTAAATGATTCAATGTTCGACTTTCAAAAGTTTATAGTAAGAAGAGCATTAAAGGCTGGTAAATATGCAATATTTGCCGATTGTGGTTTAGGTAAAACATTAATGCAACTTGAATGGGCAAACAAAGTAAATAAGCACACAAATAAACCAGTGCTTATACTTGCTCCGCTTGCCGTTGCAGGGCAAACAGTAAAAGAAGGTTCAAAGTTTAATATTGATGTTTGCAAATACGATGGGAGTAATGCACCTATACAAATTTTAAACTATGAGCAATTAGAAAATATTGATACTACTATATTTGGTGGTATAGTATTGGATGAAAGTAGTATACTAAAGAACTATGAAGGAGCTACAAAAAAACTAATCTTAGATTTGTTTTCTAAAACACCTTATAAGCTTGCTTGTACTGCAACACCAAGCCCAAACGATCCAATGGAGTTAGGCAATCATTCTGAGTTTTTAGATGTAATGACAAGAACTGAGATGCTTGCAATGTATTTTATTCATGATGGTGGAGAAACTGCTAAATGGAGATTAAAAGGTCATGCCACAAAATTATTCTATCAATTTGTTGGTACTTGGGCTATTATGCTTAATAAACCATCTGATATTGGTTTTATTATGAATGGATATGATTTGCCATCATTGAATTTAATAGAAAAACAGATAATAACTCCTAAAAGAGATAATGGTAGTTTATTTAATGATGCAATAATTAGTGCAACTAATTTTAATCAAGAGTTAAGGATAACAAAAGAAGAAAGACTTAATGAAGTCATTAGGCTTGTTAATAGTAAACCGGAAGAAAATTTCATTATTTGGATTAAACAAAATGAGGAAGGTGAAATATTAAAAAAATTAATTCCTGAAGCTAAAGAGGTAAAAGGCAGTGACACCAATGAATGGAAAGAAAAAACACTTCTTGGATTTGCAAATAATGAATTCAGAATATTAATTACTAAAACTAAAATAGCATCTTTTGGAATGAATTATCAAAATTGCAGGAATCAAATATTTGCTTCACTTGATTTCTCATTTGAAGGCTTATATCAAGCAATTCGCAGAAGTTACCGATTTGGTCAGAAAAATGAAGTAAACATTTATTTAATAACTACAGACACAATGGCTAATGTAAATCAATCAATAAATAACAAACAAAAACAATTTGAAATTATGCAAGATGAAATGAGTCAAGCCGTAAATGCAAATTTAAGCGGAAAACTAATGAATAAATCTCAACTGGATTTGACAGCAGAAAATAATGAATGGTTTAGGATTGAACGCGGAGACAGTTGCCAATTAATTAAATCAATACCGGATGAAAGTATTCATTACTCAATATTTAGTCCTCCATTTGCATCTTTATATACATATTCTGATCATTTAGAAGATATGGGGAATTCTAAAAATTATAATGAGTTCTTTGAACATTTTAAGTATTTAGTAAAAGATTTATTTAGAATACTTAAACCTGGTAGAAATGTATCTATTCATTGTATGAATTTGCCAACTACAAAAACTCATCATGGCTTTATTGGTATTGAAGATTTTAGAGGAGATATAATTAGACTTTTTCAAGAGTGTGGTTTTACATACCACTCAGAAGTATGTATTTGGAAAGATCCAGTAATTGCAATGCAAAGAACAAAGGCAATAGGATTATTGCATAAACAAGTAGTCAAGGATAGTTGTATGAGTAGACAAGGAATACCAGATTATTTAGTTACTATGAAAAAACCTGGAATAAATACTGAACCAGTTCAAGGTGAATTTGATCATTTCTGTGGTGATCAAAGTACATTTAAATCTGAAGGTAGATTGTCAATTGATATTTGGCAGCGTTACGCATCACCTGTTTGGATGGATATAGATCCTGGAAATACTTTGCAATACATGTCTGCAAGAAATGAAAAAGATGAAAGGCATATTTGTCCATTACAATTAGATGTTATTCATAGAGGTGTTCAGTTATGGTCTAATCCTGGAGATACTGTATTTACTCCATTTTTGGGAATAGGTAGTGAATTATATGAGTCTATTAAATTAAATAGGAAAGGTATCGGTTTTGAATTAAAAGAAAGTTACTTTGATTTAGCCAAATCAAATCTTAATTCATTAATTAAATCAAAAAATCAACTCGAAATCTTCTAAACATGACCCTACGCAAACACTACCGCCAATACTATTGGCAGAAACAGCACCAGGCTGAACTAAAACGCATCAAGGAAACAGGTAGGTGCCTATGCGGTGCCAAACTCGATGAACACAATCGCATCATCGACCGGGGTGCGCAATATGGATTTGAATGCGAGCAATGCCGATGAACCACCGCTGGACCCAAAAGCAAGTCGATTTCATCATAGCCAATGGCATGCTCTCAGATCGCGAAATCTCAAACCATATCGGCGTGGAACCTGCCAAAATCAAATCCTATCGCAGGCGCAACGGCATCAAGAAAGACCCAAAGTTCCTAACGACCTGCCTGACCAATATCACCAAGCACGGCGGAGGCAGGCCAGTTCGGAAATCGTTACAAGAATAAATGAAAATTACCCTTACTTTGATACATTAAAACTGCACCAAGAATGTCAAGAAGATTAAATTTTAAAATAAAAAAGAAAAAAGATGGTATATTTTATATAAAAAAAATAAATAAATGGATAGTCAGAATTAAAGAAGGTAAATATATAAGAACTATTGGTTCATATGAATCAAAATTAAATGCATTAGAAATCTATAATTCCTACACAACCACGCCATCCACTATCTGAAAAGGACTGACCTGAAACGAGCCGTCATCGTTAACTTCTACGGTGGCGGCTCCTTGGGTCCACTGGTTTAGCACTCCTGTATATCTTGGCTTCAAATACGCCAAACAACCCAAAGCCCAAGCACCATGAACCTCATCGGCAAGGTTCCTGGAAGTATCAACTTGCTGTTTATGCCAGTGTCCGAATATCACATTGACACCCACCCTCATCCTGACCTGCCGAGCAATATTAACCGTGCCACTTTTCAAACCAAGCTCATGACCGTGCGCTATCCATAGCTTACCGAACCGCGCCACTTTATGCTCAGGGACATGGATGATGTTATGGTCAGCCAACTCCAACTGAGTGGGGATATCCATACCGAACAACTTAACCAGTTCCGGTGCCTTCGAGGCCACATAAGCCTCCAACCTTTTCTCATGGTTGCCATCCTTCCAAAAGATAGGAATATCAGGAAACAAGCTCCGTAGCGACTTCACAAAGCTTCTGCCAACTTCAATCTCATCGCGCAGGTATCTTCCATCTGGCATCTTTTCAAATCGGCTCACATCTTCCAGATCCATGATATCGCCGTTAAGATATATCCCATCCACCCCACGCTTCTTAAACTCACTGAAGCAAGCCTGAACCGCAAACTTATCATGGTAAGGCAAGTGTATATCGTTACAGATACCCAACTTCTTTACACCTTGTATAACATAAGGCTCATTGATCTCACTCCAACTATTGGGAAAGTCTACCATTAAACCCAGCGGATCATTAAAGTCAGCTTCAACCATCACAGCATCACCCAATATAGCCCTTTGCACACTTTCCAAATCACGGTCATAATCCTTGATCTTGCCCTGTCGGCATCGAGCCACATAACCCCGAATAGTATTATAAGTAGTTTTAACCTCTGGGTGCATCTTCAAATACAACTTGGAAACCCTATCTATGCCAAGGTCAGAGGTCCTATGAGCCTCATCATTCTCGGTCAGCCACTTATTTACTTCCTGTCTTAAGCTCATAGATTTCTTTGATTAAGTATCCAAACAAATACGCAAACGACTCTTCACTACTCTGGTCATGCTTCAAACCGATATACCTGCCATGGTCCATCACCACATGCCAAACCTCATGAGCAATAGCTTCAATCGAAAGCTTGGTGAACATGATCACATACTGACCAGGTAAGCTATGCTCTAGATAACAGGTCTGCGCATCGGTATCGCAATCCATGGTAAACTCAGAAGGATTGAACTTTTCCGACTTGTTTCTGATTCGATTTAGCTTAGTGGCAACCTCAAAAGCCGTAGCCTTGACAAACACATGCACCACAAAGGGGCGGTCTTTCAATGCTATCTTCTTGTAAATCACGGCATAAAAATATGTTGAAAAGAAAACAAAAATACATTAAAGGGGCGACTTATCAGTTATCGACTTTGTACTTTTTGGCGAAAATCTGCATTAGTTTAGCAGCATCGTTGTGACAGACGTATTAAGAAATTGGTGATTCCCCACCACAAGTACCCCCGAAAGATGTCTGTCACCATCCTAGGGGGTTTCTTATTGTTACCAACTTAAAACAAATAAATATGGAAATCCAAGGAAAAGTAGTAAGAATCTTCCCAATCGAACAGGGAGAGTCAAAATCAGGTAAAGCCTGGAAAAAACAAAACTTTGTGATGGAGTACACCGATGGCCAGTTCGCCAAGAAGGTACTTGTAACAGTCAAAGCCGACCCACTCCTGGCGATGGTCAATATGTTCAGACCAGGTGAGCAAGTAAAATGCCAAGTCAGCGTAGAAGCTCGCGAATGGAATGACCGATTCTTTACAGATGTAACGGCATGGAAAATTGAAAAACTGATTGAAAATGTGGATAACTCGTTCTAAATATAAATACAGGTTTCCATCACTACATAAGAACTATGGTAAGCCTAGATTCGACCGAAGTGGTAAACGATGGAGCCAACCCAAGATGATTGAATTCATCAAATCAAAAACACACTGGGATGCTTATGATTTCAAATATGAACTAAGAATAACTATTGACCATAGTAGGTATCTTTTATTGTTAATACAATCGGGAAAGTAAGACACTCCCTCACTTAACATACTAACCAGCCCTGATGGGGCGGATTCATTCGGCAATAGGTTGTCTTACACCTGCCCACCGTTTGATGAAGCCTCTCAGGGTTTTTTTCTTACCACCATGAGCATAAACAAAGAACTTAACAACCTCCGTAACCGCATCAAGCAGTACGAACTGAAGCCTGATCACTCGGATTCATATCTCATCTGGATGCAAAACCTTGAACAGGCCATAACAGCCACGCTTGAGGAAATCGAGATGGACCAGGATGAAATACGATTCATGTATCAAGTCCAAATCCAAGATCTCCACAAGCAGATAGATGCCAACATTGAGGTTATCAAGAAGCTCGCCCTAATCATCGAGGCCGCAGGAATCCAATTCCCAACCATACACCAATCCCTGTCAGCCATCAAAAATTATCACCTGGTCGCGATGGGATATGCCGACAAAATCAATAGCTTCGACCCCCATTCTATTAAAGTCAGCCTATGACCCACAAACACACCAACCCGGTTAACTATTGGGACCAAGAACGCTCTTGGCAGGAATCCCTTCAAACCATCAAGGTGGAATGGATAAGCGATACCCAAATCGCTCCTGAACGGTCTTCCAAGCCGTGCTTTATAATCAAGGATGACCGACTGTTGGTGGTGGATTCAAACCCCCTTAAACTGCCTATCGATGACAGCTTCACCAAATTCGAGATGCTAACCCTGGGCAAATTCAAAGGAAACGCCCAAGCCGCTTGGACATGGGTAGGGGTTAAATACATGAACATCGGACTACCCTACCTGCGCGTGGGCGATAGCTACTATAAAATCACCCATGTCCGTGACCGATACGAGGTTCTTCGCGCCCAGATCAAAGCCTTCAAGAAAGAGGAAATCAAGACAGATCACGGACCAGCTATTATGCCCCTCATACCCAAGTATGATGACTTCTGCATAGTTCCGGATAACATGAACTACTGCGAGGTAGTAGATAATTGCTACAACCTATACCACCCATTCAGCCACAAACCTTGGTCAGCTGATCGCAGATTGAAGGACAACGATATCAAGGTTAGTATGGGACTGATGCGCCATATCTTCGGTGAACAGGTCGAAATGGGTATTAAATACCTGAAGCTTCTTTACGAAAACCCACGACAAGCCCTGCCAATCCTATGCCTGGTCAGTCGCGAGAGGCAGACAGGCAAAACTACATTCCTGAACTGGATGAACATCATGTTCGGGCAGAACTATTGCCAAATCAATCCCGAAGACCTCGGCAGCCAATTCAACTCAGCATATGCCACTAAGAACGTAATAGCCTTGGATGAGACCGTTATCGATAAGTCCCACGCAGTTGAGAAGCTTAAATCCATAGCCACAGCCAAGACCATATCCGTTAACCAGAAGTTCGTGGCTAACTACTCGGTCCCATTCTTTGGCAAAGTCATCATATGCACCAACAAGGAACATGACTTCATGCGTATCGATGAAGAGGAAATCCGTTTCTGGATCCGCAAGGTGCCTCAGATATCAGCCATCAATACCAATATCGAGAACGACCTGACCGATGAAGTACCTGCATTCCTGCGGTTTCTTATGAACCAGCCTTCCGTGGATATCAAGCGGTCAAGGATGGTGTTCACTGCCGAGGAACTGCATAACGAATCGCTCAACAAGGTCAAAGCCGAAAGCCAATCCCAGCTTCGTAAAGACTTCAATATTATTATGGCCGATTTCTTTAATACCAATGGCATGGACAAAATCCAAGCTACCATATCTGATCTCAAGGAAAAGTTCTTCAAGTTCAACAGTCAAGTCGGACCAGGTTACTTGCGCAAGATGCTGACCATGGAAATGGGATATAAACCTATCCACGGCAGATATAGGCCGATGGAAACGCATGAAATCAATAGTAAGGTTGGAGTACATTATACTTTCTTGAGGACTGATTTTGTCCAAAATGACCTGCCCCCACAGCCACCAGATGATAACTTCCCGTTCTGATTGTGGTAGAATAACATAAAAACAAGAATAACACGCTAACTAATTGATAGCGTGTTTTTTATTGCCATTTGTTATTTGTTAGGGTAGAAAAGCCAAAAGTTACAGGAGTTTTAAAAACAAATAGTATCAATAGTTTTTGTAATTTTTTATTCTATATATATAAAAAAAAAAAAAAATATATAATAGAGTGAAACTAAGACCCTTACAAGCCAAAAAAATGTTATTCTAGCTGTTATTCTTTTGTTATTGTTATTTTGCAATTCTAACACCACCATTGATTATGAAGCCTTTAGACATCCTTAAACAATTAGCCACGGAAGATAACCGCAAACGCCACCCCGACTTTCCCGATGACTACCGCCCTGCCAAGAAATACAAAACCAGCAGCGCCAATGGACTGACCAAGGCAGTGGTGGATTTCCTAAACTTCTCAGGTCATTGGGCTACCAGGATAAACAATCAAGGTACTTGGGTTCGGGATAAGTTCAAGCAAGGCGGTGGATATTACCGCCCATCAACCCAAGCCAAAGGGATTGCCGACATTGATTCGCTGATCAAGGGTCGGAAGGTGGCCATTGAAATCAAAATCGGCGCGGACAGGCAATCCGAAGCTCAAAAGGAGTTCCAAGCCAAGATTGAGCGCGCTGGTGGTCACTATTGGATCGTAAAGGACTTCGACCAATTCCACGAGCTTTATCGTATCTTTGTAGAACAAAACCCTTGAATCATGCCATTTAAGTCGAAATCACAGCAGCGATTCATCTGCGCAACTGACCCTAAGCTATGTCGCAAATTCGCAGCAGAAACGCCCAAATCGGCTTATAAGAGCTTACCTGAGAGGGTTAAAAGGAAAAAGTAAAACATACTTCATAAAACTTCATGCCAGCACCAAAAGGCAATAAATACAGCACCGGTAGGCCATCAGGTTCAAAGAATGAACGCACGATGCAATGGGAAGAATTAGGCGAGGCTTTGCTAACGAAACATTCGGAGCGAGCCAATCGCATTCTTGAGACTATGCCCGATGATAAGTTCTTGGACAACTACGGCAAGCTTCTTGAATACTTCAAGCCTAAGCAGGCGCGAACCGAGATAAAGCAGGAAGGCACGCAACAAATAGAAGTCATCATCAAGCGTAAAGCTGAATGATCTGCCAGTTGATGTAATTGGCAACATCTACCTTTCGTTTGGGTAGTATGCGGGTTCGACTCCCCCACTGGCAACCATGGCAATAGAACTAGAACTTCCAAGACCCCATACGAACCAACAGTTTTTGCTGGACAATCGTAAGCGGTTCAATGTTCTGAAGTGTGGACGGCGGTTTGGCAAGACCGAGCTATGCCAGGAACTTATAGCCGAATCGTTTGAGAATGGATGGTATACAGGATACTTCAGTCCAACTTATAAGGATCTTTACGAGGTTTGGCGCACCACGCTGAACAACTTCCATAACATCATCACGCATAAATCAGAGACAGTCAAGCAGGTCGTTTTTCTTAACGGTGCCAAGGTTGACTTTTGGTCAATGGAAGAACCCAACTCAGGCCGAGGTCGCAAGTACCACCGGGTGCTAATCGATGAGTGCGAGAAGGCAGGTAAGTTCGAGGAAGCTTGGACCCAGGCGATTGCTCCGACTTTGACTGATTTCGGTGGTGATGCTTACTTCCTATCTACGCCTCAATTCGGACAGACCTACTTCAAGAAGCTCTGCAAGCAACAGGACCTAATGCCTGATAATTGGAAGACCTTTGTTTATTCTACCTATGACAATCCCCATATAGATCGCGATGAGATTGAGATGATGCGGACTATCTTACCGCCCCTGGTCTTTGAGTGCGAGTACATGGCAGCGGATGTGGATGGCAAGGCGGTCAATCCGTTCCTGTATGCTTTAAATCCTGATGTACACTTTGACAACTCGGTCAATATGGATTGGAAGAAGCAGCTGCATATCGGCATCGACTTCAACTTAAATCCATTCGCGGTGGTGTTCGCCAATATTTGGAGGGATGAGGCAGGTCTGCACGTTAACTTCGTGAATGAGTTCAGCATCGACAACGGATCTCTCCAATCCATGGCGCAGCGTATCAAGGCGATGTTTGGCAGCATCCTTCATAATGCAAAGCTTACAGGTGATGCGATGGGTAAGAATAGGAACATAGCTTTGGCGGATAATGCCAGCAACTACGAAACGCTTCGGAGGTTGCTAGGTATCAGGGATGCGCAGATGGTATTGCCTCCTAACCCCACGCATGAGGGGAGCCGTAACGACTTCAACTATTTGCTTCATATCGCCTCGGACCGCAGGAACCAGATTCATGTCAAGGTGAACCCGACCACCTGCCCAGGCTTGGCCCACGATATGCGGATGGTCCAGTGCGATGCGGTGGGTAGCATCATCAAGGGCAATCGTAAGGACTTAAGCCAAAAAGCTGACTTCCTTGACTGTGCGCGTTATATTATTAATACATTTGTGAAAGCCGAGATTGAGCGGCACCAGAAAAGCAACTTCGGACAATTAAACTTCAAGTGATGTACTGTAAAGACTGCATAAAAGTGAACCCATTGCCACGATGCGTAGAGCCAGGACAAGAGATAATTCTGACCGGTATCAACTTTCCAAACGATGTCAGCACTACGCTTTATGCCATACTTTGGGACATATCCAACAATCGGCAGACACTATTCACCATAACCGTTGATGGAAGTGGTGACATCATCGAAACGGATGGGGTGGCTTCGACAGGGCTGAACCTGACCGATGCTTACGATCTGATGGGCCATAGCTACGAGCTTGAGTTCACTACTCTTGACCTGCAATCGGTCAGCGTTACCATCGATGGGCAGACAGGCTGCTGTGCTAAATTCACGACCTTGAAGCCATTGGTTGGAGCTGGCGAGATTGCTTTGTCAACAGGTGGCTGCAATGATTGAGATACTGGCAGGCATCATCGCTTCGAGCTGCATCAGCTTGGGCGTTTACGTTTCGGCACAGTTCAACAACTTCGAGGCTTTCGATGACAGCCCTGAGATACTCCGAAAAGAGCGTATCGATGGGGCTATGATACTTTGGTGGGTTAGGTGGTATGGTAGCTACCTGCCTTACTTGATGAGAAAACCCCTGTACTTTTGCCTACCTTGCATGGGGTCTATTTGGTCGGTTCCTGCTCTTTTGTATCTATCTTTGCCCTGGTACTATTGGCCATTCTTTATGCTCGGCACTTGTGGGCTTAACGGATTTGTAAAGTACAATTTCAACACATGAAGAAGCACTACCACCGCGTTCATGGTTACCATTATATCATGCGCGGCGGCGAGTGGTATGTTTTGATTGGGGGCAAGTGGCATAAGTGCGCCCCACCAACCCAGCGTTACCCATTACTTATAAATGATGATATTCAAGAAGAAACAACCCGACCTGAAGCAGATCTGGAAGGACCACCGCGATGAGCTGTTAAAGCTCTATGCGGCCGAGGTTCCGCAAGGTGATAAGGTCAGTATGGACAAGGCTTTGGTGGATTTGGATGGTAAGGTTTACTATCGGTTCACCGGGTCAAGCACCATCATCCCATTGGAACGGATGGGCAAGATGCAGGACTTCCTCACGATGATGAGCGCGGGTCTAGATGAGAAGGAACTAACCGCCTTGATTGATGTTGCCAATGGCGAGTTGGCTATGGCATTGGCTGGCAAGAAGGCTGATGTGGTCAAGATCGGTGCGGTTCTTAACCAGATCAAGGAGCGGCAACAGATGATACTGCATGACCAACTGATGTGGCAATTCATGGCGGTTCAGTTGGTTCGTGAAGATGAGCCACCTGCCAGGTTTATCCAAAAGATTCACGATGAAAAGGTTGAAGCGTTGCAGCAGCTGTACTATCAGCACCCTGATTACGCTTTTTTTCAGACTCCCGAATTGAGGCTTCTAAACGAGTTGTTAAAGTGTTCACCACAAGATTGGGAAACATTATTGGTCAGCTCGATTCGGGAGAGAGACCGCCTA